TTTCCGTATCTCTCATGACCCCATCAGAGCCTAAGACAAAGCGGCCATCTGGATCCGTATACTTGTATCCTTTCAGATTAATTGGATCGTTTTTACCCTCAGGCGTTCCACCAGTCGCATAAATCGAAGTTCCAAGATCATAGATGTCAGACTTCACGATAATGTTTTCGACATCAACATTGACATAAAGCGTTTGGTGGTTATCTTTACCACGTTTTTTGTAAATATTAATGTATTTATTGATAACAGTAGTCCCTTCTACCTTGAAACTAAAGTCAATTTCTGCGTTATCAAACTGAGTTGCAACAGAAACTAAACGTGCTAAAGCCGTCGAATCCTCACTTTCCCATTCAAGTTTCCTAGTGAGCGTAGGAATCTCGTTAAATCCTATTTCAAAGCCAGAATCATACATAAACTTTTCAATATAGAATGCTATGGAATATGCTTTGTCAGCTTTGTAGGGTCCAACAAGTTCATTCAAAAGATCAACCCCTGCATCCTCTGCAACGAAATAATGCGTGCATTCTTTTGGGTTATGAATTGTTTCAACAATTGTCATCCAGATATCTTTGTTATTGTAATCATGAAAAAGAACATAATTACCTACTTTAGCAAAATCTTTTACTTTTTTTGTTTGAACCGAACTAAAATACAATGTTCCGCTTAGTGTTCTATTCCCGTTTTCAACGCTCAGTTTGTCCTCTTCATCAGCGATTACAACTTCAGTAGTATTATTAGTAGATACAATTTCTTTAAGTTGAAATTGTCTATCAGCAAAGTAGAAATCCAATCCTTCACCTCCTCTCGACAAAAAAAGAGAACCTCTATTCTAGAAGTTCCCTAAATAAATACTCTTCTAACCGTAACACCGACAATTGGTGTAATCGCCCAATCAGAAGGGACTATTTGAATTGTATGTTTACCATAGTCAAACCTGAACTTATCATACTCATTTCCCAATTTATGGAGAGTACGATCTTCCACTCCATTAACTAAAACCTTTCTCGTTTTAGTATTTATTTCTACAAAATCTTTGTCGCTGAACAGATTATTGACATTCGAGTTTATCGTCTCGTTGGTCCAATCAAACTTCGAATCCGTCCACGCCATTAGATTATGATGCTGATTCGAGAAGCGTTGAAACCAGCCTTTTTCATATATTGCATTTGTTTCTTCAGCCTCAGTAAAGTTCATAACAAACTCATGATCGTGCGAAGTAAACGCACCATCATTGGCTGGATTTAAAGCTTTAATTTGACTGAATACCCATCTTAGTCGTTTATTTGAATTCAGACGCTCCATTTTTACTTCGAAGAAATTTCCGTTAAACGTCTTTCTAGAAAGACTGGTTGACTTCACACACTTCGTCTTGTACCAAAACTCAATGATAAGTTCATTGTTTAGTGTCGTACTATCTCGAATAACAACGGCCATAAAGACTTTTTTATTCTCATCAGCCAGTAGAAATTCAACACGCCCTCTAGCCGTTTTGACGTTTGATCCATTATTAAAATTCATACGCTGAACACATGAGAAGTCTCCACTTGAAATATTATTAGCATTTTTAGGAATTTGAAAACTCAGCGTAGGACCATGCCACACATTAATAGCTCCTACGCCAGTGAAAACTGGATAAATAGCTTCACCACCATCCCACTTCATGTTTCCTTGAACTATATTCGGTGTAGATGGGTTACTTAAATAGTTGGGATAAGTAGACGGCATTGTCTTGTCATTTAATGAAACACCAACAGGAAGGTTTGCAGTGCGCCATCCATGGTTAATCACACGGTGCTTTCCAACTTTGCGAACAGTATCGACATCCTCAGGATCACCGTACTGCAATATGCCTCCATTCGAATTAACCAATCCAATCAACCCGTTCTCTCCTTGCATCGTAACTTCAAACTGCGGTTCAGCTTTCCACGTTCCATAATGAGTCACTTCAATCTGATCACTGACTGTGAGTTTACTAGCTGTGTAAGGATTAAGAATAGGCCCGACATTATACTGTGGCTTACAGATCACTAACCTAGAATTGCCTCTGACACCAACTGTCAGGCATAGTGCGGTAGTTTTTTCGTTCGTTATTCGAATAGTTTCATTGATTGTCTGCCATTCATTTTCTAAAACTTTTGCATCAATTGAGTGGCGTTTTAAGATATCACCACCAACCTTAGACCTTTCTTCTAGTATTACGGTACATGGTCTATCGGTTCCGTCTGTAGGTAATATTTCAATGTTTATGAGCATCCCGAAAGATACATAATCACCAAGACTTACCTTGATAGGGCGAGTGATCTCGGTCGTTTTTGGTAACCAGTTCTCTTTACCATGAATAGTAACTAAATCAGTAAAATCTGCTATGAGTGTATTTGAGCCATTGTACTTTGGTCCTAATGCGGTAAAATCTTTCCAGTAATGTGCCTTATTTTCAAACTCACTATCTAAACAAAGGTTTTCTTTTGCAGGATTAGCATTGGTAAAATAGTCTGCTTCAACAGCATAAGCAACTCCTTCTGGCACTTTAAAACTCAACTCAACTTTTGCTGCATCACGATTTACATATTCGGGAACAATCTCACCTTCAAATCGAGCGGACCAGTAACGATCCGCTTGATCGGTAAATATTAGTTGACCATCTGTTCCATCAGCTTGATAAAGGACGCGATACATCTCATCTTTGAGCGTATCTACGTCCGTATTATCATTTCTCTTCTTATTTTTCCTAATCCATCCTTTAACAGTAATTGTTGTTGCACTGTCCTTAGCATAGAGAAGTTTTTCACCCATCACTAAATCTTTTTTTTCATATTCTCGCTTTTTAGTGGGGCGAGATATTTCACTAATAGTCAGCCATTTATAGAAATCAATTCCTCTAAAAATCATCCTAGTCTCTGCGATTATGCTCGCCCCTTTCTTCTTTCGGATAACCGTTCGTTACGCGCATTTTCTTTGGCAACAGTTGGCGCAACTTTCTTACCAACTTTTTCTTTATCCATATAAATGTCGGACTCTTGATCTCGAATCTCGGCCAACAATTGATTATTAACATTAAGTAATCGAATCACTTCTTGTAGATCAATACTTGCTGAACTAGCAAAGTTACTTCGAATCGCTTGAGTATCAATACCAATCAAATCTGCGAGATTTAAGGTCATGTTTGAAGCCATGTTGCTCAATCCAGTCGTCGCAGATTGGATGATTCCTGAACCATTTTGAGCCATGTAATTCAGTGCTTGACCGATTAATTCCATAGCTCTGGCAGGTTTAGTAACAGGCAGAACTACTTCTGGTTTATTATTCTCTCCTGCTCGATAAACCTCATTCATTACCCAACCACCATCTTTGTATCCTTTGATACGACTTCCAGTTGGTCCCCATCCAGAACGTCCGTATGGTAAATCTCTACGCCAATTAGAATTATTGAAGAATGCCAATAATTGATCGTATCCACTAAAGATGTTTCCATGACCTCTCACTTTATAAGCATCAAAAGTTGATTGAATATATTGAAGCAATCCTTTAGCACCGCCAGAACCATTTGTACTATTCACATCAATAATCTGCTGACGTATCTTCTCGTTCCCAGATGATTCTCTTTGAATTTGTGCAAGGATTCCGTTTAGTTCAGAGGCAGAGATTCTTTGTCCCATTACTTTAGCGGCCCGCTTAATTTGTGCAGTCCAGTTACTTCCAGTAACTCCTGAACTTGTTTTCAAACCACCATCAACATCAGTTCCGGCTTTAAAAATATTTCCTGAACCCAATGCACCGTTTAAATGGATATGATCATAATGGTCGTTGTCTGGCCATGGTACCCACTGACTTGTTGCTGCTTGCCCTGAAATTCCCATCCGGTCACGAACTCTACCGTTAGTTATTACGTATGCAATCTGTTTAGGGAATTTCTCAAACGCCCAATTGGCCGCTTCCGTATATCTTGGACTACCGTAAGGGTAACCAGAAATATCGAGAGCTTGATGTTTTCCGTGCCAATAAGGATCACCAGGACGATATCCAGAAGTTATTGTTAATCCTCCAAATTTAGACATGACTTTTTGAGCGATATCTACTAAGTATTGATAAACATTATTCGCATTCATTGCACCGTCAAAACTTCCGCCCCCAAATGCGTCTTCGACATGCTTTTGTGCAAATGGATATGCTGCGCTAGTCATCAACTTAACGCCTGCTTTTGTCATGTTTCTCCAAGGTTCGACGATACTGTTATAATCTACACGTTGATCAACAAGTTTTTTGAAGGCTCCTTCGTCATCAATGATGTCGAAAATATCGAACTCTCCAATTCCGTCTTCATATTTCGGAATCATACTTCCAAGATTATTCTGAGCTTTTAGCACTCGCTCAGTCATCGTTGCATTGAGCACCTTCGCACCCTTTTTAAGCCAAACAAGAGCATTTCTACCCTTAGCGATAAAGGTAGATCCGTCTGGTTCTTGGATGATTTCCTGATATTTAGAACCTTTTTGATCATTTACTATTGCTGGACCATCAGATGGATGACCTTCACTTCCTTTGGCATATTGTGGTACTGTCCAGTTACCTAATTTCTTGTCGGACTCTACTTCCTTAAGAACGTAGTTAACCCCACCAATTACACCATTGACACCTTTTCCGATTCCGCCAACCATTTTGTTAGCAACACCATTCATCGTAGCTGACAAGGATCCGCCCATTGAGTTGATGCCATCGATCAGCGTTTGCATCAAAAAACGTCCAGCGCTATTAAAGCCGCTCGACTTCGACCGAAGATTATTAATAGAATCATTTCCAAGCTGATTCACTCGTGCGATAAATGAGCCGTAAAGTGCGTTCCAACCGTTTAGTAGGTTTTGAAGCCATGTACGTCCGGTTTGGTACATCGCGCTATAGAAACTACGCAACAAACTTACCACTTGATTACAAAAGTTCCGAACAGTGTTGATAAACGTCGAGACAAGACTATTCCAACCGTTCAGTTTGTTCTGCATCCACGCACGACCCATTTGGTAGTTCGGATTGTTCTGGTTCTTAATCAGTGTCGTGTACTGGTTGATAAACGTTTTAACTGTCGTCATCATAGTTGGTACTACTGAATTCCAACCAGTCATGAAATTAGTCAGCCATTCAGCCCCCTGAAGAACCATAGAAGGACTAATCGAACTGAACTGTCCAAGGATTCCATTAGCTGCTGATAGAGCGGTTTGAATAAGCTGAGGCGTTGAATCAGCCATCCCTTGGTTACCTGCTTGTGACGCTTGTTGTGCTGATAACTGCATCTGGTTTGCGTCAGGCATCCCGTAGCTTTCAGTCACAATCATGTTACTAGAAAGTCCGACAGGTTCAGCATCTTGTACAGCCTTTGTCATCAAATCAGTCACTGCGTCCATAGCTTGCTGAATCTTAGGCTTTCCTTTGTCAATACCTACTGCAATCCCAGCCGGTACCCATTGCGCATCAGCCATCATCACACGTGATGGAGATTTGATTTTCAATTTATCTTTGAACCACTTGCTGACATTTCCTGCTACATCTGTAACAGATTTCTTAAGCGAGTCTACTGCCCCAGTTATTCCTTTTCCAATACCAGAAATGATATCTTTACCAATCTTACCCCATTTGATATCTCCAAATGCTTTAAATATTGCGCTAAAGACCTGCGGTAGCATTTTTATCAATG